CGTACCCAATAACCTTCTGACTTTAATCTCTTTACCATATGGCTTCCTATGAAACCACCTGCTCCTAATACAAGAGCAGTTTTTTTATACTGAGACATAATAGTTTAATGAAATTGTTTTTTAGTATCAAGATAACAAGGAACGTCAGCAGGATCAAGCCATTTAGTATACTCAAAATCTTCTATAGCTTGAGTTAATTGCATTCCACTATCACACAAATACATATCTTTATATCTATTTGTATAACTATCCATCTTCTGGATACGGAAGTCTGGTTTACCGTTCTCTAATACACCTGACTCAACATAACGGTATGGGAACCGTTCCATAATAACATTCATTTTATTTTACCCCTGCTATATCTTCTGCTACACACTCGATTATAGTTGCATAATCAGCATCTGGATCTTCTCCTGAAAGGTTTACTAAACCTTCACCCACATAATAACGTTTGACTTTCTTATATAATTTTGGATTTTTTACATCTAGATAGATTTCTTTGTTTGCTGCAGCACGTAGAGTGCCTATGTCTTTCTTAAACTTAGATGTCAGAGTCATTGGTCTGATAGATTTACAGAATTATTATAAAGGAATGAAGTGTGAAAGTCAAGTCCTTACCACAACATCTCCATCATCATCATCCTCCTCTTCATCCTCCTCCTCAGTAAGTTCATCTATCCTTTCTTGTAATGACTTATATATTGGATCAGACTGACCCTGTTCTTTAAAGTTCACAACCATTAACTCATCACCAGGTTTAACCTCAAGTAACTCTGGATGAGGTATCTTTGTTATTCTCTTACTACTCTCAACAAAATTATTACTTGATTTTGATATGTCACTTATATTCTTCCACATTAAAGCAAATGCTGCTCCTGCCAGTGAAACAGAAATTAAAATAAACAGTAATGCAAATAAAGTTTCCACTTATTTAATAGGTATCAACCTATTTATTCATCATTATCCTAATTCTAATTTAGAGTCGCCATCACCCATTACTCCTATAGGTATTAAATTAAATGCTATACTAATTCTTTCTTCATTTGATTTATTTTCTTCTATTTTATGGTGTAATGCAGAATCAAAAAATATTATTTTACCTTTTTCGGGTGGTATCCACCAACTATGACTATTATTCATATTAAAATCTTTCACTTTTAAATCAAACCTATAATTTTCATGTGGATCAAAAACTATATTACCCGAATTTTTTGCTGCCTTAATATACAATACACCACTATACATACAATGGCAATGATTATGAAAATCACATTTATCACCAGGAGATATAGAAGTAAACCAAGATGTTGTCACCCTAAAGTCGTTATGTATATAAGACATATGTTCATTTTTAAAAATGTAAAATTCATTTAAGACTTTACTTTTTAAGTCAGATAGTTTTTCATTTTCTAGTATTGACCAATTTATAGAACCTCCTGAACCAGCAAATTTTTCTGTTTTATCATCCCAAAAAGGTGTATTATTTTTAACCTCTATAATTCTATTGTATAATTCATCATTCAAATCAATATAAGATGTTGCGATAATTTTTGAAAATGTATTTATTATTTTCATCCAATCTTTTTCCTCACTGGCACATCAATCTTCCATGATCCACCATCCAGTTCAACCATATCAAAGTTCTTCTTAAACTCTTTCTCTCTTTCTTTCCGTTCCTTCTCCATCGTCACCTCAATAGTTTCAATGGTTTTAGAACCATATTCAGGAATAGTAAATCCAAAAGATCTACACTCTTCTGATTCTGATAGATCTATACCACAATCTTCAGCATAGTCCCAGATAACCTGATCAACCTGACTAAACACAGAATCAAAGGTCAATCTCTTTCTTAAATCATTTGCAATATTATCTACATGTTCATCATCCAAATCAACTCCACATGGTCGTGCCTTAACAAGTTGGTTAAGGTTGATCACGATCTTACATTCATTGTAAATTGCCATAATTAATTTGAGAAAAGTTTTTTAATTGGTACTTGTCTAACTTTTTCTATAACATCATCTAGAACATCACTCTCTACCTGATCTTTAATCTGATCAATAACATTTACATCAAGATGCATAAATGGTGGAATGATACCAAGTATGCGAAGTAATCCATCAAGGAATAATGCAAGTGCTGTGAACCCAAGTATCATACTGATGATAGTTGCTTCTCTATTGTGCTTTGCCATTGAGGCTTCATCTATTCTTCTTGCCTCTTCCACAGCCTCCGCTACCATAGCATCAACTTCTGCTTTGGTATAAAAATTACCTAAGATGGGAATGTCGTGTTGATCCATTACCTTATCTCGAAGTCGAGTTTGCGTACTTTCCGTTTCCGTCGTTGTTCTTGCCATTGGAGTTCTTGGGAAGTAAAACCATTTGATCCTGTTTCTTCATTGGATCGTATCATTATAACATTATTTAAGTCAACTGCGGTTACTACATCACCTTTTAGGGTCGTCATGTTAGGACACCCACATGCTAAAGTCTTTCCTGCATCTGAAGTTAACTCCTTACCACACTCCTTACATCTTACCTTGATCATTTTCTTTAAGCGAATACTTTTCTAAAAGTTTGGGTGAATATTGTTCTACATTACTCTCTACCTTCTCATCTCTCTTTTTCTTTTCTAATGTATACACTCTGTTCCTTAATTCTGTGGAGGAATACTGGTGTCTTCGGAGATGAAAAAATAATTCTATACCATTATCTATACAATATTGCTTTCCTGTGAAGTCTCTGTCTTTATATTCTTCACTCAAAAATCTTACATCAATGTTCTGGGTCTGAAGTAAATTAAGGAGATCAGCCTCTGTCTCATAGACTAGAATCTCATCAACATACTTACATCCTTGGAGTTGTACATACCTTTCATAGACTGATTGAACTGGTTTATTCTTCACACCAGGTCTATCAATAGTAGGATCCACCTGAAGTGCAACTATAAGATAGTCACACAACTGCTTCTCCATCTTCATCATTGTAACGTGTCCTGCATGAAATAGATCACAAGAACTACAATTAAATCCTATCTTCATTTTCAGGTTCCTTTTCTATAGAAATAATTTCAATGTTTTCCACGTCATCCAATTCAATCCAATCTTCAAACTCTGCATAGATTGCTATCTTATCACCTACCAATTTTGCTGATTCTAATTTATCAATAGCCCATTCTCTATTGTGAGCAACGATCTTATCAGTGTCATCAAGTTTCATAATAATCTTTTCTGAAGTATCGGGAGAGGATGTTACTATTGTAGTACTTTGGCGTTCCGTCGTCAAGCGATTCGGTGAGGACTCCATTAACAAAGAGTTGTCTCGTTTCCTCGAAGTTTGTTTTGCCAGCTGTTTTATGTAAGCTGAGCATAGTTCTGCTAAAGTTCTGTCTACCCAATTGTTGAATTTCTTCTTTAAGTTCTGGACAAGACCCATAGTACTTCTTCCAATCAGATTCCGATTTTACTTTTCGTTTCTTACCCTTTGGGGTTCTAAACTTCCAGAAATATTTTCTACCGATGTATTGCCTACCATTTTGATTATTTGTAATGCGGTAGACGAAACCGAAGAAATCATCAATATCGTCAGAAGTGAAATTTGTACCTTGATATAACCAGGGATTTTCATAATCCATCCTAAAAGTGTCATGTCATTCACTTTATTTAGATCCCCCAAATATTTTTACAATATTCCCTAATAGAACGATCTGATGAGAAGAAACCTGAACGGGCAGTATTAATTAAAGACATTCTATTCCATCTATCACGATCTGTCCATGCACTACTGACTCTATCTTGAGCATCACAGTAATCAGAGAAGTCAGCCATCACACAGAAAGGATCATGGTTAAGTAAGTTATCAAGTAAGGGTCTGAATAATTCTTTATCACCCTGACTAAAGTGACCTCCCTTAATAAGATTAATAGTTTCCCAAAGTTCAGGACTCATATGACTCTGAGGATTGTATCCATTCTGCCATAGATCTGCTATACCTTTCTCATCATGACCAAAGAGGAAGAAGTTTTCTTCACCAACTAACTCACGTATCTCTACATTAGCACCATCTAATGTACCAATGGTAAGAGCACCATTCATTTGGAACTTCATATTACCAGTACCAGATGCTTCTTTACCAGCAGTGGAGATCTGCTCAGATAAATCAGCAGCAGGGTATACAAGTTCCCCTAACTTAACACTATAGTTTGGTAAGAATATTACACGCAACTTACCATCCATATCAGGATCATTATTAACCACCTCTGCAATATGACAGATGAATTGGATGATTAACTTTGCCATATAGTAACCTGGTGCTGCTTTACCACCAAAGATTACTGTGCGAGGAACAAAATCTCTACCATTTTTAATGCGAAGGTATTGAGATACTACCCAAAGAGTCATCAAATGCTGTCTCTTATACTCATGAATCCTTTTAACTTGTATATCAAACATGCTTGAAGGATCCACAGATATTCCTAAATGATTAAAAATATATGTGGCAAGGTTATGTTTACCTACTACCTTTGCTTCACCAAACTTCTCTAATAATTCTGGATTATCTTCTAACTTTTTTAAAGACTCCATATTAGTCATCCAATCTTCACCAACATACTCATCTAATACTTCTGTCAGTGCAGGATTGCATGAGGCAACCCATCTTCTTGGAGTAACACCATTCGTGACATTAGTAAACTTATGAGGCCATAGATCATAGAACTCTGGCATCAATTGAGTCTTAACTAATTCAGAGTGGAGTGCTGCAACACCATTAACATGATGAGATCCTACCGTGGCAAGATGTGCCATACGTACTGATTTATTACCACGTTCATCAATAATAGACATCTTCTCTAACATGGATTCATCACCAGGATAATGAAGTCTTACTACCTGTAAGAATCTTCTATTGATCTCATAGATGATCTCCATGTGTCTTGGAAGAAGAGTCTTAAACAATTTAAGATCCCATTTCTCTAAGGCCTCTGGAAGAAGAGTATGATTAGTATATGCAACAGACTTAGTTACAATCTCCCATGCCTGTTCCCACTCCATATGCCTTTCATCAACAAGAAGTCTCATCAACTCTGCTACCGCAATAGCAGGGTGTGTATCATTTAACTGAACTTGCCAATACTCAGGGAATTGTTCTATAGGAATCTCTCTTCTATCAAGACTATTAAGCATATCCTGAAGAGATGCACTCACAAAGAAATGTTGTTGCTTTAATCGAAGTATCTTACCCTGATCTGTACCATCATTAGGATAAAGAACCTTAGAGATAGTTTCAGAAGACACACTCTGTTCTACTGAACCAAGATAATCTCCTATATTAAATGCATAGAAATCAAATGTTTCAGTAGCATCTGCTCTCCATAACCTCAATCTATTACAAGAGTTTACTTTATATCCTAACTGCAAAACATCATAAGGAACTGCTATAACCTGCTCATCAGGAACCCAACGTACCCTATAATTTCCTCTATCTGATACATAATTTTCTACTCTCCCACCAAATCCTACTAATACCGACTCATCTGGTTGACATAATTCCCAAGGCCATTCTCCATGTAACCAGTTATCAGTAACTTCTATCTGCTGATTATCCCTTATTTGCTGCTTGAAGATACCATACTTATATCTAATACCATAACCAGTAGCAGGGACTTCTAACGTTGCTAGAGAATCCATATAACATGCTGCTAGTCTCCCTAATCCACCATTACCCAAACCAGGTTCTTCTGCTACATCAAGAATCTCATCTATGGTATAGTCATATTCAGATAATGCCTGAATTGCTTCCTCTCTTATACCTAAACTGATAAGATTATTATTTAATTGCGGTCCAATTAAAAACTCTGCTGATAGATATGCAACCTCTTTCTGTGGAGATTTTTGAGTATCCAACCAATAGGTCATCATCTGATCTCTCACAGCATAGCATAATGCCATATAGAAATCATGTTTGGTAGCAATCTCAGGTCGTTTACCTAATGTATAGTAAAGACGTTCCTTAATACCATTATAAAGATTGTTTTTCATTATCCTCCAACAAGTTTGTCATAATCATCAGCACCATCCAGAATGGCTTTTTTCATATCTTCCAAGTCCCACTCTATCTCAGAGTTTGAATCCTGAGAAGGTGTCTTTTTTGACATCTTGTTTGATTCCTCCGACGACATAAGACTCTACCTCCGTCTCTTGTGGTGCTACTTGAAGTCCCTTAGAACTAATCCAATGCTCTGTCCAAGGAAGAGGATTATTTTTAGCAGGAATATTATATGTAGGTTTTAAACCAATAGATCTTAATCTACGATTTGCAATCCACTCAACATACTGATGTAAAAGTTTATCATTCAATCCTATCATACTTCCATGTTTAAACAAATAATCAGCCCATTTTTTTTCTTCATTCACACACTTATCAAACATATTATATGTCCACTCCTCTTCTTCTTTTATAATCTCAATCATGTCTGAATCATCACCCTTTCTCCAGTTGTTTATTATATTCTGCGTCAAAGCAAGGTGTTGGTTTTCGTCACGAGCAATAAGGGATATGATTTTTGCTGATCCTTCCATGAGTTTAAGCTCACCAAATGCAAAACTACAAGCGAAAGACACATAAAAGCGGATACCTTCAAGAATGTTGACATTTGCTACTGCCCTATAAAGTTTACGTTTAATTTCTTTCATCTCTAAAACAGGTAGAGATGTATTTAATGAGGAATCCATATCTTTCCATAAAGAACTTTGACCCCACTGTTGTGCTTCATTTATAAATTCATCATATGATTCTGTTACACTAGCAGCACGTTCTAGAATACGATCATCTTTAATAATAGTATCAAATACCTCAGATGGATCTGGATATACATTCTTAATTACATATGTATATGATCTACTATGAATCATCTCCATAAAAGACCATACCTCCATACATGCTTCTAACTCAGGTAGAGAACAGTAAGGTAGGAAAGCCATACCAGGAGCACGGCCTTGTACGCTATCAAGCATGATCTGGTATTTAAGATTGCTCGTATAGATGTGCTTCTGTTCTGGACGCAATTTTTGATAGTCTCCACGATCTTTTTGTAATGATACTTCTTCTGGTCTCCAAAAATATCCTAACTGTTGTTTAGTTAAATTTTCAAACTGAGGATACTTAAAATTATCATATCTTTGAACTCCCAAAGGAGCACCAAAGAACATTGGTTGCTTCTTAGTGTTCACGTTTGCGGTATTAAATACCGTCATTCCTTTCACGTTAGATGGCACAGGATTCACACTCCTCTTCATTAGCATTATCTAATTCGGCAAGCAAATTGTCAAGCTTAGATTTATCATCATCCACTTCATCAGTCTTCATATCATGAGTGTTCTGATAGTAAGATGTTTTCCAACCATACTTATAGGTTG